GAAGGCTCCGATACAAAATCAAAACAGATAAGCTGGAAGTCATCTTCCACGATGGTCTGTCCTTGAGCCTCACTAACGGATCCCATGCCTCGGGATGAGATACCAAGCTGCGCGCCGCTGTTGACAAGACCGCGAAGGATATTGCCAGATGGGGTATCAAGCACTTTGACTTTGCCCATCACAGCTTTGTTCTCCATCCACACATCTGTTACCATGTGGGAGGCGTTCTTAAGGTTAATAACTGAATCGTCTGGGTGATCTAATTCACCAAGGGCTCGGTTCTCTTTTACTAATTTCTTATAATTATCTACCTCGCGCATCAAAACTTTATAGGGATAGACGCGTCCGTTTCCATTTTGAATGTCAGCTTCTTGTAATTTACCAGAGAGCATCATGCCGCCCTTAGAAACGAATCGCTTCTCTTCTTCGGTTAACAAGTCTTGACATACGCCGCCTTCGCAGAGGGCGTAGTATTCACGCAATAAAACTTTAGCCATAGCTAAGAACCTTTACAACAACGCCGAACGGGTTGCAGTCTCCATTTACTAATCCATGTATTTGTATTCATGTTTAATTCCTTCGTCTCCAAAAACCATATTTAAAATATACGATGTGCCCGATGAGAGAGACCCTAAAAGAAGATAATTTATCGGGGTTACATCAAAATTAAATAGTTCTGTGTAAGGAGAAAGTAGCATTAAAATCCAACCTACGTGAAATCCCATGCACATAGGACAACTGAATAATTGACCGAGCCATCCCTTTGTGGGACGAACGATGTCTAATACCTTTCCGTATACGAGGATTTGAGTGAGGCCATAGGCTATTAATATAAAGTATAAGAGATCCATCTTTATGATGCCTTCGCTTGTAATTTTGTATCATCGCTCTGTTTATAGGGCGATTGGGTGTTGAGCCAATCAACTAAATGATTGGTAATGTCTGGTAATGGGGAATTAGGGTTAGCGCTGGCAAAGAAGTTCTTTAATTCTTGAACAATTCCTGCTTGCTCAATATATGCTTTTTGATATTTATCTTCGACCAAATCTAATGTTTCTTGATCAACACAAAAAGTTTCTAAAAACTGTCTGTATGCATTGTTTTCTTCGTTCTTGCTACCTAGCGCAAAAATTTGACCCATGAGATCTCCCGCATCGTCTGCCATGATAGCGTGAGAGGTGGCTGCAATGGCTACTCCTCCCACTCCGGTGGCTGCTACGGTAGCGCCGAAACCGAGCTTTGCCAACGGCACAGCCAATTCTTTAGCCCTTTTGCCGAATTGGCGCCATTTGCTATTGGCAATTTGTTCTTCTTTCTTATTCAGAGCCTCTTGATCATCAAGGTATTTTACCATGTCTGTGGCCAAGAGCACATCTCCTACCTTAAAGCCGCCCTTACACGCATCAAATTCTTCGTTCAAGTAGCCATCCCATCTTTCCATTATTAATTTCATCTCGGACATAGAAGACTCCTAAATCGTATACAAGTAACTTAATGAATAGGGGTCCCTAATATAACCAGGACGGATAGATCCTTGTTCAGAGCGCTGAGGAACCTCTCCAAGTTCGGTGGAATCGGCCTTATCTGGGTGGACATATTCATCGTCAGCCATAGAGATAAAGGCCTCAGTTGACTCAAAGTAGGGGCGCTCTTCATCGATAAAATTAGAAATATTTATTAATGCAAATTTCGCAGTGCTAAGGTCTTCAGCGGATGCCTCTTCCATCAAAGCTTCGAAAGAGCCATAAAATGCCCCTCCTTGAATTGTATCGGCGATGACAAGTCCCTTCTTACGCAAGTGAGCGAATAAACGATTTTGGGCACCATAGACCAAATCATTCATTGTCTCTTTAGGAAAGGCTGTGATCTTGTTATTTTTAGTGGATAAAACAATATCAATATCTCCGTGATCAAAAATCATCAGATCGCCATTCATGCTTTTTCGTACATCTAATTCTAAACGAACGGATGCGCCTTCAGCCTGACTTCCAACTCTAACTGTGATTGCCATCTAAATAGATTTCCTTTACGAGACTTTGGGTTTTTAAAATGGTCAACAGCACCGTGTCATCCACGCTGCAGTGAGTAAATTCATTGAGGCGCGCTATTATCTGATCTGTTTTCTGCAGCATCTCATTATCATTTTTGATATCTTCCGTGTTTCGGGCCCCTTCCAGTTGAGTCTTTAAACGTGCGATTTCTTCATTTAAGAACATCTTCAATTCGAGAGCATTGTCAGCGAAAGAAGAGATATAATAAGTTAACAGCTCTTTTTGTTCAGCCAAAAGGTCTTTATCATATTTATTATTAAACTTTTCAGTAAAAGCGCGAACTACTATATGATCTATTTCTGGTTGGGGGGCGCTAGCAGGAGATGCGTTCATCATGTTTTTAACAATCTCATTTTCTAATATGACTTGATGCTTGGGCGATACCTTATCAGAGAAAATTTGTGCTATTGAAGCCAAAGATTTATAATTAGGAACAAAATTGCCAAAGACGGTGGATTCTAAATCTTTATTGATATCCCGAATGAGTTCGCTTTGTTCGCTGAACAGCCCTTCAGCATCTAATAGTCGATTAGCCATCTTAGCTTCTCTTAGAATCTTTTCCGATGTTTCCTTATCCAAGTTTTGATTTTCATAAAGAGAACGATGACATTCTAAATCATATCTCAAAAGACTCCCGTCTTTAAAATGCTTCTTGATAATTTTAACAGCCGTGTTGCAGCGCGCAGTGTCTCTCTTCAACATTGCTACTGTTGCCTCTCTAACGAGAGCTTCATAAACAAAGGCCGAATTGCGTTTTTTATTATGTCTTGTCTTCATCTGTTTGCTCCGTAGGGGTTTCATTCTTTTGTTCCAATTCCATAATCAATTTACGCGTAGATTCATTTATTTGGAATAGCTGATTTTCTTCTAACAACTCTCCTGTTTTATAAATAGGCTCTTCTTCTTCATAAATACCTGTTGCTAACCCACCCATTTTCACTAGCGACTGGAGATCACCCATTCCAGGCAGCACATTGCGGCGCGCAGCGCTTCCTTTTTCCCGGTTATATTTAGCGGCGTTCGAGCGCGTTCGAGCGCCTGCGGGCCGTTGGTCGACCTTCTTAGGATAATAGACTTTGCCTTTAGCTCCGGGAGTAAGGCGTGGTTCATTTCGGGATCCAGGGGGAACCGCCAGGAGGGCCGACTCTTCGCCGCCGCCTTCTTCACCACCTGCTTCTGCTGCCGGCATTTCTTCCGGACCACCCAGGTCTCCACCAAGGTCTCCACCAAGGTCTCCACCAAGGTCTCCTCCCAAGTCGCCGCCCATATCACCGCCACCCATGCCGCCTTCGGCGGCGGCTGCTTCTGCAACCTGCTGAAGTGACGCATCGTGCTTACGATCATAATACATTTCGCGTTGGTTGCGAATGAAGTCTTCGTGAGACATCCCAAAGATGTGTTCTGTAACCCAACGACGAGAGAAATAGCCTTCTGTGGCTGCTCCGGCAATATCGAACTTCTGCTTCCAGGTCTCAATTTCTTGAAGCTCTGCGATCTTCGACGGGTTGTTAAGAGTTAAGGTGAAGCTTAATAAGTCGTCGCCTCTGAAGCCTAGGGTATAGAGATGGATGATTCCAATCTTTGTAAGTTCTGCGATGATGACTCGTTGTAGTCTCTGGATGGTTCTTGCAAAACGAATGTCTTTCTGTGCTAGCGTGGTCTTGTCCTCTTCTCCTCCCTCTCCCATCGTGAGATAGGATTGCGGAATCTTGAGTGCGGAGAAAAGCTTGTCACGTAAATACTTGATGTCATCAATCTGTGTAATGTTTTGTGCGCCGGCGAGTGATACGATGTCTGTTACGGAGCCGGGACGCACGGGGATAAAGTAATCTTCCTCAATGCTCATAGGATTGTAACGCAAATCGACTTGCCCTGTGGAAGGATCCACAATAGTGTGCCGTTTAAGGTTGGTTACAACCTTTTGCATATATTGTTCTACATCTTGCGGAGGAATGCCGCCGACATCAATCTTGAAGACGCGTCGTTCAGATGAACGAATAACACGGTATGCCATCATAGCGTCTTCCATGAGCACTAGCTGCCTCCAGATGCGTCGTGCTGCCTCCAAAATGGATGTACCATATGGAGCATACTTATCATTTCCTAGCACCCTGAAATGGGCAATTTGCCAGTTCTCGAAAGTCATGCCGGCAGAGTTCCACTGATATTGAACGTAATTGGGATTGGTCGCGTCTTGTCCTTCCAGTCTCTCGATTTCTTGGGAGGGAAGGGCAATTACAGACTGGACGCCATATTTTTCATCCACGTCAAGATAAAGAAAGAAGTCGCCATACTTGCACATGGTGCGGGCCCACCCGAAAAGGTTATACTGGAGGTTAAGGATGCTATCAAAGAGAACGCCGAGCACCGCTTCAATTTCTTCATTGGGGCATCGGATGTTTAACATTGGCCGCAATTCAGAATAGGTGGTCATCTCATCTGCGTAGATGTCTAGAGTGGATGCAATCTCCGGCATGTACTCCATCTGATCAAAATCAACATAGCGCTCAGAGCGGCGCTGGTTTGCGATGGCGTTTGCACCCAACTCATTGAGCGGGTTGTGCATCGTCTTTTTAAACTGTTGTCCTGACGCTGACTTGAATCTAGATGAAAACTTATCTAGATGTTGTCGTCTAATTCTGCGTCCGGACTGCGAACGATAGCTAACAATAGGACCCGAGAAAAGCCGGGTTAAGGCTTTAAACAGGGTGGTGTTACTATTGGCGGGGTTTTTCTTAGGGTCTGGCATTTATAATCTCACTTGATAATCCATTTATATTGAGCATAAAGTTTTTCTGCTTCGCTCATTTTATCAAAAACGTTATCCTTCTTGTATCCATGTTGGCCACTAATGCGTGTATTCATGCTTGTTTTGGTAGTAATGATAGCATCTACAAAAGCTTTTTGATAGTTTAAATCGCGAGCATTTGCTTGAATAGCTGTGTCACGCACCCAACAACCAATCGCCAAAGCCATAATTAAATCATCATTATAACCTTTCATGGCTTGGGGTTTACCATTTTTCCAAATAAAAGTTTTCATTTCATTAACCAAACGCGATGAATACACCTTAATTAGTTTATTTCTTATAAACTCTTCTAATTTTGCAACTATCAAAGGCCGTGTTTTCATTGTGGTGGTGAAGCCGGCGACAGCAGAAGAACGAATTTCTGCTTGATGCTGCTCAATATATTCATGAGTGGATTTTATAGAGAAATATAGATTAGGATAACCGTATTCTGTGAGTTTGTCAAGTACTGTATAGCCAATATTATTATTTTCTACTACTAACATGGCGTTTCCGAACTCTCGGCCGACTTGATTGAGCATGTTTGCATATAAATCCGGTGTCAACTTCCCTTGATACTCTCCGATGATTTCTAATGTTTCAAGTTTCAAAATATGAA